GTGTAACAGGGAGACAGGGTCAATTTTTTATGGCTTATAAAAACAAAGGAATATATTATCATTGACTGGACTTAGCTCACAGTCCTAAATAGACCTAATATACTGTTAAATCGACCTAATATACTGCCACTGTAAATCCGCACATATGAGCCCCCAAATCTTATCCTGGTTGTAGAGCTTATCGCGATTTTTCAACAGAGGAAAGCACTGTAAATAATCATCCAGCTCTAGGAGCTCGCAGAATTTATACAGAACATAAGAATATGACAAGAAATTGCTCCTGTTCTTTGGACAGTGCTTGACAAACGAGCTCTGGATCTCCTTGAACATGAACCGCAACTTCTCCTCCACTTCGCGCGGCATGACAGGAGCCGTTTTTCCATTGATACGATTCAAAATATAAGGCACGTGCTCGTAAAAATTCGTGTGTTTGAGTTTCTTGAGAATCTCACGAATTTTCGCAGGTTTCAACCCTTCCGTGCTAGATATCCGCTCCTTCTTGAGCTCCTCCATAATTTCATCAAAGACCTCCTCAGGAATCTCGGTACTCTCCTTCGCCTGGAATTGGGCGAGCCACTCATTGAAATGGTTAATGCGTTTATAGGCATAATATGTTACCTCGCGAGGAGGATCCTTATAACTCGGCTTATCACTGTCTATCAGGACAAACTCCTGGTAGCCACACTGGTCACAGAAAAACAAGGCTTCGTTAATACTGAAGGTCATCTCTTTATCACAGCGATCGCAGATACCATAAGGATCTTCTATAGAGTTCGTGGACTTGGCGTGTTCTGGGTCTATTTTTTGTAGATATTTTTCCAGTAAGATCTCGCGCCCCTCTTCCTGCTTCAAACCCCTCTGATGGGGAACAAATGGTTCGGCTGTTCCTTCATTCAGCGCTGCCAAAACACTCCCTGGCTTTACTTTTACAGCCTTTGAAGAACCTGTTGAACCTTTCTGGATCTTTTCCTGGAGATCGTAGTATTTATAAAGTATGTCACCCGTTTCAAAAAAATAGTCGTACATGGGCTTGTTATCTTTCCAATCATCCCTCTTCTTTCTGAGAACTTCGTACTCATCCTCCAACTTCGTCTTTTCCACAACATCACCACATGTTTCTATTCGTTTCTTAAGATTCGTAATTATGCTGTCCATATTTTCCACTTCCTCTTTTTCTCTCTGTAAATTGCTCACCTGTGTATGGTGTAAATTATCTAAGGTTGTTCTTGTAGGCTTCATTCTAATCCAAGGACAGGGTCTAGTTTAGGTCGGTTTTTATAATGGTCTAAAATACTTAGTTGCCACGTATATATGAACCCAGACCGGCTACTATCATTGACAGGTTCTCTATACATCTTCCCAGGATATATATCACTGCAAAAGGGATATAATTATCATGCTTCTTACTAGCATTTACATCTATTGTAATTCATAATTATCATCATCCAACATTACTTATAATAGACCAAACAGCGCTACTGAATTATTTGATATGTTCCTTTTACATAGGGTTTTCTTATAATGTATCTAAGAAAACCATAGGCCTTGGAATAATTTCTGTATTATATTCAGCTTACATATATATAATCGGTAAACAAACGGGTACAATGGTTTGGGATAATAATATATATGTTAGAATTACATATCATTCTTTGATGCATATTTCAACAAGTTCCGTAGTATACTGCGCGATAAAGGAGGCTACCCACAAAAATTGACCACCCAAAGCATAAATAAATACAGTCTCACGAAATATGGATAAGACACTAAAAGAACTTATAGCGCTTTGTAAGGAGAAGGGTGTCAAAGGATATAGTGGAAAGAAGAAGGAGGAACTTGTGAAGCTACTGGAAGAGCCTTCAGCGCAAACGCAAACGCAAACGCAAGCCAATCTCAGGATGGTGGATCTCTTCGCGGGTACTGGTGCGTTCAGCCTAGCCTTTGAATCCACCGGTAAAATCGCCGTGGCATTTGCCAATGACATGGTGAAACATTCCAAGGAGGCCTATGATGCAAACTTCGGCCACAAGCTTACTCTAGGGAACCTGAACGACATCAAGGTAGAAGATATCCCCCCACACGATATTCTGACCGGCGGATTTCCTTGTCAACCGTTCAGCATTGCCGGCTATCAAGAAGGCTTCAATGACGAGCGTTCCAACGTCTTCTGGAAGATTCTCGCGATCATTGACCATCATCAGCCCCGCTGTGTTGTACTAGAGAACGTGAAGAATCTTGTCACCCACGACGACAAGAAGACGTTTGAGACGATTCGCACGAATCTGGAAGGCCGTGGATACCACATTTGTCACAAGGTCCTGAATACCTCGGATGTCACGGGCATTCCTCAACACAGGGAGCGAATTTACATTGTATGTCTGAAATCCAAGGCGATTTATGACAAATTCAACTTGGATTTCCCCAAGATGGAGAAGAGGCCTATTGCCGAGATGCTAGAGACCGAGGTTCCCGTCAAATACTATTACAAGGAGACCTCGAGTGCCTGGCCATTACTCAAAGATGCGGTGACGAAACCAGCAACCATTTACCAGTACAGGCGCGTCTATGTGCGTGAAAACAAGAGCAAGGTCTGCCCCACGCTCACGGCAAATATGGGCGGTGGTGGGCACAACGTACCGTTCGTGCTCGACAGCAAGGGCATTCGTAAGCTGACGCCGAGGGAGTGTTTCAACTTCCAGGGATTCCCGCAGGACTATATGTTGCCTGCGCTATCTGATGCGAATCTCTACAAGCTCGCCGGCAATGCGGTATCCGTGCCCGTTGTCAAGAGAATTGCGGAGAGGCTGGTGCCTTTATTGGTGGAAGGCCAATAAGCTCCATCGGCGTAATAACGCGAATACCTCTTTTTATCATTTCCCACATAGCATCAGACCATCCGTACATCTGCGCTACTCCTTCTTCCCTAAGGATAGCGTATTGCCTAGCGCTCACATTCCATAGTATCACCATACACTCCCCTTTTACACAAAACCCGTGACTAAACACATCTTCATAATCCATGTCTGTTATTATAACCAGATATTTCTTGTTACCAACAAGCTGATATGCCTTCTGGAAGTCTACTTTACCGCCCCGCCCAATGGACCGAATAGATGCCACCTTTTTACGCAGACTATCTCCAGGCCGAAATGTATGCCATCTTGGCTCGTTATCAAAGGTGAGCACACGACCACTCATGATTCCTATAGTCAATGATATAGCCAAAGGTCTCCCCCACATAGATTCACTGAAGTCACACATAAACACTGTATCATCCGAAATCTTAGCCTCAGTGACGCATTCCACGTCATAGTTCCTAGCCATTGTAAGCAACACAGGTGCCAGTAGTTTGTCAGCCACACCCGATGAAAATATTCTCTCTCCCGGACCCTTTGGGCCCTTTGGCCCTTCCGGCACTGCCTGCGTTGCCGTGCCGGCAGCGCAGAATCTCTTCAGGCACGAAACAGCCCCACGATATCTACGTATCTGCTGACTACCCAGAGTCCATGGAAAGAAAAGCCGAGCAAAATGCTTCGTCAAATCAACAGGAAGGCATCTCACAAACTGGCTCCTATAGCTGGTCTTCCGAAAACTGGCCAAGGGCCACCGAATCAATGGCCTTATCCCCCGCCTCCGATATTCCATACAATTCCCAAATATCCCAATGTTTCTTCTATGGGCACCCGCCTTAGAGGGTTCTCGGCTAATCTAGGAAACCCCTTTAACACTTCTCTCATAATCGCAGTATATTCCGTCCGATTTCCGAGGCCAAGCCAATAAAACGCCAAGTCCACCACCTCTTTTTCAAACGCACCGAGGGCCTGGCGAACAAGCCCAGGATCTACAGGTCTCCGGTGAAAAAGCTCTGTAAATACACCCTCTTTAAGTCTTTGCGCCGTCATTGAGTAGTTCAACCCGCCTATCTTTAGGCAGCCGCGAAAATTTATGCGAATACTGTAGGAACTCCTCTCCGGCAGATTTTTTTTCTAAGTTAGGGGTATAACAAAATGACAGGTGGTGGTCTCATGCAGCTCGTGGCTTATGGCGCCCAGGATGTGTACCTGACGGGTAACCCCCAGATTACTTTTTTCAAGGCGGTGTACCGTCGCCACACGAACTTCGCGATGGAGTCCATTGAGAACCCCTTCAACGGCAACCCTCGCTTCGGCAACCAGGTGACGTGCACGATCCAGCGCAACGGCGACTTGATCTACCGCATGTACCTGCAGGCCACTCTGCCCTCCGTGAAGCTCCAGGCTGCCGACAACTCTGGCGCGCAGTTCCGCTGGCTGAACTGGGTGGGCCACAACCTGATTGACTGGGTGGAGCTCCAGATCGGCGGCCAGCGCATTGACAAGCACTATGGTGACTGGCTCCACATCTGGAATGAGCTCACCCAGGAGCCTGGCAAGCAGGCGGGCTACGCCAAGATGGTGGGCAACGTGCCCTACCTGACCAACCTGATCGTGCAGGGCGGCGAGGACTGCGACAACGACTGTGCGGGCGGCGAGCCCAATTCATCTGCTGAGCTCCTGGGCTGCACGCCCGAGTACACGCTGTACGTGCCCCTGCAGTTCTGGTTCTGCCGCAACCCTGGCCTGGCGCTGCCCCTGATCGCTCTCCAGTACCACGAGGTGCGCATCAACCTGCAG